TCTTCTCGGAGTACGTCGCGTCCGGCGCGGGCCTCGTTGGCTTGGTCAAGCAGTTGCTGCTCCTGCTCGAACTTCTGCTGCTGGAGGGCCTGTGCGCCTTGCAGCTTGGCGTTGGTCTGGCCGTTCTGCATCTGCTGCCAGCGGGCTGTGTCCTGCGGGGTCATGTCAACGATGATGTCGTTGAACGTCTTAAGGTCTGCCGTTTCAAAAGTGAGTCGGATCAGTTCGGCAACATCGACCTTCTTGCCCTGCGTCGCGAGTTGGTTCTCGGTCTGCTGGTTGGTGATGAACTGCGTGACCAGAGGCAGAGCCTGCGCCATGTTGCGGCGGGTCTGCATCTTCGCACCGGCGAGCACTGAGAACTTGACGCGAGCGTTCAGCAGGTCAACTATGCTCCCGCCGTCCTTCAGATATTCGTGCTGCAACTCATCGTTGAGGATGTACTTGAGTTGGGAGATAGGCAGCATCGCCTTGTCCATCTCGTACATCTCATACAGCCACGGCACGAAGACCTGAGTAGACAGCTTGCCCACGAAGAACGCAGGCCTGCTGCCAGCACCGGAGGCTAGGAACTGAGCGCCGGCAGAGGAGCGCGCCATATTGGAATGTCCGCTGGCTCCCGCAATCCCCTGCGTCGCTGTTTCGTTCGCCCCAGATACCTGCTCGGCTCGCGCCTGAGACATCTGAAGATGCTGTCCGGCTTCCGGTACGGCGGGCTGTCGATCGAGGGGCTTGAAGTCGTCCTTGGTGTCCACCTCGATGACCTTGCCCGGCGCGACTCGGATATTTTGGGTCGGTATGCTCTTGCCTCGAACACGGACGTATACGCCGTTGAGGTTGAGCGAGGCCTGATCCAGCCAGATATTGAGGATGCCCTGCTGTAGCCGCTGCTCGGCGCCGATCGTCCGGCCGACGCCCATCCCCCAGAAGGCTTCAGGTACGTCCCACCAATTCACGGAGAAGAACGGAATCTTCCCGTAAGGGTTGAGGTCATTGCAGAGCACCAGTTTCTTCTGCAACACGCAGGTATAAGTCTCGTTGTCCCACCGCTCCAAGACCTCTAACGGATCTTCCAAAGGATTGATGGAGGTGTCGTCCCAACGGTTCGCGGCGCGCGCGTCGTACATCGGGTTCTTGTTGCCCTCTTCCTGCACAGCAGGATCGGGGTCTTCCGCCGGCGGCAGGAACAGTTCGAGCAGCTCGTTCTCGCTCGGGATATTGAACCCTGGGCGGTCGCGGAGCTTGTTCAAGTCCTTCCACGTCATGTACAGGCGGTGGATGACGTACTTTGCCTTGCGGATGTCGGGTACGTTCAGGCCTGGATCGACCAGAACCTGCCGCAGGTTAACGATGTGCTCGAAGGTCGGTCGATCGACGACCTCCTCGATGACTTTTTCTTCCAGTTCGTCGTCAGTCAGCGGCGGAATGCTGAGGCCAGGGACGCTGGACTGAAGCTCTACGGGAGGAGAATTGAGCTTGAAGATCTTGCGGGTCTTGGTGAACTTCTCCCATCCCCACTTCCAGATGCCCGTTCCGAACAGACAGGCGTTGGTGACTCCGGAAGTGACCTCGGTCTCGAAGTTGATGTCTTCAAGCTGGTAGCCGAGGAGTGCCTGAATCGCGCGGGACGCCTGCGCCGTGGTTCCCGGTCGCTCCTGCGCCATGAACGGCGGCGAGTCAAAGAACAACCCTGTCGTGATCTGTGGAACCAGAGAGTTGACGGCCGTCGCGACGGTGAAGAAAGGCACGCTGGCCGCGGGCACGTTCGTCCCTTGCCAGTAGCGCGGGGTTTCCGGCGACTGGTAGAGTATGGACGCACCGTTCCAGTTGAGGACCCACGCCTTGCTCTGCGCGAAATTCTCAGCTTTTATACTATCGGATACCACAAGACGGAGCGCGGGATCGTCAGAGTACAATCCGTCGTTGCGGACTGCTTCTTTGGCTTCGCTCTCCAGAATTGGGGCGGTGTTGTCAACTACCTGAGATTCGAGAATCATTGCCTAGCCTCTAAAGGGTGAAGGTTCGGAGGCTACGCTAGGCGGTCGTACTCCACGTTGGGTGTTGCATCGCCGGACTCCAGATCGACGCCCCAATCGCACTTCACCTTCGTGCCCTCTTCGGACTTCGACTGGCCGACCTTGAAGTCTTCGCCGCGAGCCAAAGTGGGTGACTCGGCCGCCTTGACAAGCTGGTTCGCGCCCTCAGCAAGTCCCTGCTTCGGGGTGGCGACCTTGAAGTCTTCGGCTTTGGTCATATTGGGAGACTCAAGGTTTCCCGGAAGTTCAACGAGCTTGTTCTGTTCGGACATTGTGTGTTCCTTGTATGATTTTTGCTACAATCTTCTGACAGGCCGCTGGCCCTGTTCGATGTTTTTGAATCTTGAATTTCCATTTTCTGGACTAGCCGTATAGGCCGGTTCCGAGTATGTTGGACAAGCCTGCTGGTGTCTCGGTGTGCATCTCTTCGTCCTGAAGTTCCTCCGCGTCGTAGTCGATCAACGCCGGAACCCCCATACCGATTCGACCGAAAGCGTCAGTTCCTTCCTCAAATAGCAGGTTGAAAATCGCCTGCTCTTTCGATGTCTGGGTCTCCGCCTGCGGATTCTCCATGATCTGCTGCGTCGCGCGCGGCGCGTATCGAGGCTGGTGCGAGACCACGTCGGGAATGTCGTCGTGATGGTGCGAGGTCAGGCACTTCTCGAACTCGCTGTAGAGAATGTCCATCCCGCCGGCTTCGACCATGCAGTGGGCGGCGAACTTTAAGCGGCCGTCCGTGATCCACGGATGCAGCGAAGCCATCCGAATTCTCTTGGCGTCATTCTGGTTGTCTACCGCAAACCAGTCGATGTGTGAGCAAACGGCTTCTATTTCCGGAAGTCCCGTGCGTGTGGCTAGTAGAGCAATGGAATCCGTCAGGAAGTGGGATCCGGCCGCGTCCTCGATGCCGACGATGAACGGCTTGTGCTTGACCGCGAGATCCACAACCGCGGCGGCGAGAGATGCCGGATTGGGAAACCGCTTGCGGACAACCTCTTGGACGTAGCCCGCGATGCCCTTGTTTCCGGTCTTATTTCCGTTGCTGTCTACTTCGTCTTCTTCGCGCCAGATGATGGAGCAGCCGGTAGAGTAGTCTCGGCCCTTCTTCTTGCTGAAGGCGAAATCCCATACTTGGGATACGGGACCCGATATGGGAAGTTCCCGATAAGGAACGGTGGCTTTCAGCATCATCGTGCGGCTGAAGGCGATGAGGGACGCGGGTCGCGGGTTCTGGTTGAGTTGCCCTTCAAAGGACTTCTCGTTCTTACCAAGCTCCCGCATCAGCCAGTTGAATGGCATGAACTTCGGAAGGAGAAGGTCGCAACCGGACTCGCCTGCTTCCTTATATGTTACAGGCTTCTCAGTTTTAGCGAGCGAGAGGGCGACTTCTTCTTTAATCTGAATCGCTCGGCCAATCAGGATCTTTAGGCCGCTCTCTCGATTCTCGTAGTACGACCAGCATCGGCCGGTTCTTTCCGGAACGAGGCTGATGCTCTCGACGTTCTTCTCCAGCATCACCCCGTAGTGGTCTTCTTCTGCGTAGCGGGTTCCTATGTAGTCTACATAGTATCCGCCGGGGGTCAGAAGTTTCTCGGCGAGGTAGAGCTTACCAGATATGATCGAGCACTGGTCGCTGCTCGTCGAATTCTTGTCCGTTACGCCGTCGTCGTTTTTGATGACTTCGTAGTGACGGCCGGCCTTGGTGGCGCCGACAGACGACGCGGTGAGCGTGGGCTCTTTGCGCCCTTTTCGCTCGTAGGCCGGGCAGTCGAACTCGTCGGCCGCCTCTTTCCTGCTCGGGTCTACGCAGAAAGTAGGAAAGAACAGGTTCATCAGCGTTGGGGTTTCGCTGATGGCGAAGTGCGCTTTTACTTCCCCTACAAACCCGACGGCGAGGTCATCGTCGCCGGTGTGGAACAAAACGCGGATGTGCGGCCAGTTCAGAATCCACTGCGCGACATCGTATCCGTCGATAGTAGACTTTAAACCCCCTCTGGGCCACAGAAGAAGCCGACTCTTGAAGTCGTCCTGTTCAATGATGGACTTCGAGTCATCCTTCTTGACGAACAGGTCGCAGACAACGCGGTAGTTCTCTTCGTCGATCGCGTTGAATGAAACAGGACGCCCGAGAGCGACGGGGTTCGTTTCCCACCCAAAATAGCGGGCAAACCAAAACAGATCGGACTTTGTCCGGCGCCGAACCTCCTTGCCCAGCTTGGAGTTCGGTATCCGGTCGGAGCCTAGCTTGGCCTCATTGACTAAGTTCTGACGGTTCGAGTCCAGATACTCATACAAGACTTCGTCGGGTATGAGGTCGGGGGATCCGTGGATTTCACAGAGTTTGGGGAAGCCAAGGGGCAAGAGTTACCTGTCCGTTTCGTGGACTATTTGTGGTGCCAGCCGGCCATTACCGAGGCGAAATTTGCCATATGACGGACGTGTGGCGACTCGCTGTGCTTGGCCTCTTCCAGCTTCTCTTCGGGAATCTTGGTTCCCTCGGGAACATGAAGTGCCCGATGCAAGCCGCCTTTGTTCAGTCCGGCGAGGACCCGATGAAGCGAATGATTTTTCATCTCTGCCATTACTGGCCCCCTGTTCCGAGGTGGGTCGGCTGAATCGTGGCCGGCGAGGTCTTCGCGGGCTTCGGCTGCTGAATCACCACAGGCTGAATCTTGCCTACGGCCGCCTCGTGCGGATTAGAGCTATCGGGGTTTCCTTTGAACCCGCTAATGGCCGCCGCAAGCGCGCGGTGTTGCGATACAGGCGCCTTGGATCCGAGGTCAACCTTAGTGATGGTTGCCGGCGGGGTGTACGGAGGAGTGCGTCCGAGATCTACGGGGGTTGCCTGTGCCATTACATGCCTCCTGCTGCGGGAGGCGGAGCACCGGCTCCGGGAGCGGCGGGAGCAGCCTGCGCCTCGGCGACTTCAGGGGCTGGGCCGGTCTCGGGGGTCTCGCCCTCGTTCGGGGTACCCATTGTCTGCAACACGTGGGCCGCGAGTTCGTCATCGCCGGCAGTGTGGTGCATCTCAGGCGGGTGGTGCTCGGAGTGAACGTGGTGATGGGTTATGACGTGGCCGCCGCCGTGGGTCTTGTGGACCTCGATGTGGTGGACTTCCTTCTTCGGGGTCTCACCGTGAGAGCCTCCGCCAAGAACGGACTTGGAACGAGATTCTTTTGCCATTGTTTTCCTCTTGTCCAGTTAATGGACGGAATTTATGTACTCTGAGAACGCTGTCTCAAAACCTGCTTTGCTACCTGCCTCGTCACCTTCAATCTAATTCCAAAACTGTCCCCCGCGTGGGCGGTGCTTGGTAGTCCGTTCCCGACACCGCAATTGAAGGCACGCCAGTCCCGGTTGTATTCTTGAGTAGCCCAGTGCCGAGTCCGGAAAGTAGCGTGTTGTTCAGTCCCTTCACGGTCGTCGCGCCGCCGGTTGCTGTGCTGGTCGCGTCGCCGGTAAGTGCGTTGAATGCGCCGCTTCCCCCAGAAGCATTGATGGTCACGATTCCGGTTCCGCTGCTGGGGGACAAGGTGACGTTCGTGCCCGCTTGGATTTGGGTAACGCCGACCGGAGTCTGCGCGCGCGCCGTCCAGATAATGGACAAGAGGGCACAACACAAGAGAACTTTGTTTTTCATTAGGATCGGTACCAGATAAAGAGTCGTGTTCCCGTAGCTGTGACACCAGTCACATTAAAGTCTCGCCATTGCAAGGGGTTACCGTCGAGGTTGTCTGTATAAAGGAGATCGTTTTGCGGAGCAGAGGCAACCACGGCCCTCGGGCCGTACAGTTTCGTGCTGTCCTCAGGGTCGGTGATCGTAACCACGCCGGCCGAAGACCCGCCTGATGCGGCGACCACCAACTCGATCTTGGTAATGCGCAGGCCCGTCGCGTACGTGTTCGAGGACAGAGTCTGGTTGGCGCGCCACCCAGTCGATATATCGGTGTCGACGAGGATGGGCAGACTGTTGTAGGAATTAGCCATTTTACACCCACTTCTTGAGATTGGAGGTCGCTGCGCGCACGTCGTCCTTACTGGCTTGGAAGCCCTTGACCAGAAGCGCGGCTACCTTTGCATCAACCTTGGCCACATCCGCTCTGATCGCTTCCAGCGTGAGGTGCTTCCAAACAGCGACGGCAAGGAACAGGACGGCGATGAAGAGACAGATCATGGTGCCTCCTGGAAGGCGCGGGGCCTTGGTAGACCCCGCATCCTGTTGTAGATTAGACCTGTTCCAGAGAGAACTCCGAAACCGTCACTGTGTTGGTCGAGAGTGCAGCCCCGAAGGTGGCCGACGCGCTAAACGTGAGGCCGGAAACCGAGGTGATTCCCGTAGCCTGCGTATTGGCCGCGTTTGTGGTCAGGGTGTTGTTGATCTGACCGCCGTGGGTTCCGTTCAGCAACCCGGAGGTCGAATCCCATGATAGGGTGGTATCCACGGCAAAGTTTCCGCCGGTGGCCGGAATCGCGGAGCCTGAGACAGTGAAGGCCGCGATGTTCGTGCCCGCGGCGACGGTGCCTGCGTAGATCTTCAGGATCAGGGTCGCGGAAGTCCCGCCGGTCGCTTTGCCGATCAGGTGAACCTTGAACTGCTTGCCGTCAAGGTTCCAGTTCGCGGGAACGGAGAGGAGGATGGGGGTGGCTGTGCCGTTGACGACTTGCGTCAGGGCAGTTTCGGCATTAGCATTGATGGTCTGTGCGGTGAGGCCGTAGAGGGCGGCCGCTGTGTTAGTGTTTGCCATTTTATTCCTTTGTTAGGTGAAGCGTCGGATTTGGTGTTACAATTGTACTGCCGGGGTACTTCTACACGGACCCAAAACTTATTCAAAACTTATTTTGGAAGCAGGTAGCCGCCGACCTGAGCTCCGAAGATGATGTCGGATCGGGCCATACACTTGAAGGTCGGGTGCAGCGTACACTGCGAGAGTTTGTTCTCAACCGCGACGCCGGTCTTCATAAAGTCGGCCGCGCTACCCGTGACGTTCGCGACATTCACCTGAGTCTGGTGAGTCGTCGGGTCGGTCAGGAGAGAGTTGATGTTCCGAAACGTCGCCGCGCCTTGCGCCGAGGTGTCGTCCAAATTAGAGAGCAGCAAATCAAACTGCGGCTTTTTCTTTTGGAAGTAGTCGGTGCCCGCGTTGATCGCGACTGTAGTCGCTTTCGCGGTATCGCCAAGGTTATCGACAGCGGTGTCGAGATGGCTTCCTACTCCCGAGATCGTATCAGCGACCTTGTCCAAGCTCTGCGTCGTTGCTGTAACCAGCTTGTCAGACTGCTGAACTGTCTCCGCACCTTGCGCCGCGAGAACCCCTACATTTTGAACGGTCTGCTCCGCGGCCGGAACCAACCCGCAGGTCTCGGGGTGGTCTTTCCTGCACGGCTTCAGGACTGCGATCGTGACATCGCGGGTCTCCGCGAACACATCGTCCACGCCGGTCTTGGCCGACTTCGAGATATAGGCCAGGTTCGACCTGTTCTCGCGGACGGTCAAGCCGACTTGAAGCGCGGCCCACCCGACGATCCCGCACAACACGGCGCACGGAGAGAGCCACGCGACGAGGACTCGGCGCCAGATCATTACAGGGTAATGCCAAGCACCTTCAGGTCGGTCGCGATCACGCCCTCACCGGCCTTGGCATCGGCGATCAGGGTCTTGATGTCGGCCACGACAGCCTCGTCGAGAGTGAGGCTCAGGCCTTTCGCGCTCGCCGCGGCTCCGGCGGCGTTCACGGCAGCGATCGCGGCGCTTCCAACCGAGACCAGAGCTGACCGCACCGCGGGACTGCTGATAAGGCTCCACGCTGCTTTGACCTTGATCCAATCGGCGGATAGCTTGGCTGCTGCTTTTGTCAGATCGGTGCCGAGATTGGCAAGTACGGATTCAACGCTCATGTTTTCTCCTTGATGTGCTACTTTGGGTTGAGGTGCTACTTTGGGGTTGGCGCCGGGACTACGCGCTGGAACTTTTGGGGGAGTATGGCCTGCAACCAGTCATACAGCCACGTGTAGGCCGTGAGCCACGAACAGGGAACTCCGGGGTGCGGCATCGTGATGACGCCAGCGGCTATGGCGTAGTAGATCCCAATGGTAATCTTCGGGTGCGCGTTCAACCATTCAATGAACATAAGTATGTGCATAGGCTCCTCGTGCGAGGTGCAGGCAGTCGGAGCCTCACTTTCTAGTATTCCGCCCACGCGTCAACGGTAACCCGCGGGGCGTCGATCTTGGCTCGCCAGTAGGGCGATGAAAAAATCGTGTGGGTCTGGTAGCACAGGCTGCAAACTTTGGGGTGTTCCTCGTCCAGATAGTTCGGGAGAGGCGCGCCGCGCGCTGGCTTTCCCGAAGGATCGAGGTTGTACATCAGCCTGTGACATCCGTCACATCTCCACGGCTCGGCCTTGCTGATGTTCACCGAATCGAGATGGGCACAGAAGCCGACCATAACCTACCATAGACCGTTGAACGCCCCTGCCGCCGCGAGTTCTTTCATCCGGTTGTTAAATTTGTGCCCCCGCAACCCGCAACTGTACTTGTTTTTCTGCTCCAAGTGTACCATCTCGTGCAGGAGGGTCTGGCAGGCTAGGGCCCGCGACTGATTCAGGCTCCTATCAATCTCGATGTAGAACCGATCCTCTTGGCTTCGCTTCCCGTACAGGGTTCGGTACCGGCCGGTATGTCCGATCGCGTGCTTGGAACTCAGGTCGGCGAAGTTGATGTGCAGCGGACTCAGCTTGCCGCCGAAGTACCGAGAGTTGAAGAGGTGGAACCACTCCCACAGGTCGTCGTTCGTGAACCGCGGCTTCATACCACGTACTCCGAGCAGATGTACTTCACCTTCCGGCCCAGGGAGTTGTTGAAACCAAGGATGTCGGAGTTCTCTGGAGCGTGGTACCCGAGGATGCACCGCAGCTTGCGTTTGCGGGCCTCGGCGACCAGTCTTTCCCACAACATCCGGTACAGACCTTGCTTGCGGTACCGAGGCAGAACGAAGCCCATGTTCACCACGAAGCTGTCGTCGTCCCGGTAGAACGACAGCACGGCGACGACCTTCCCGCGGTTGCAGAGGTAGAAAGCTTCCTCGCGCCCTGTGACGGGGCACGATAGTTCGTCGATATGCCCTGACTTCCTCAGCGACGTGTAGGCGTCGATGATGAAAGGGAGTGCTTTGGTTCCGTCGATCCGAGATACGTACTCGATCTGCATACAGTCCCTACGTAGTGAACAGCGCGGCCTCGGCCTGGCGCCGGCGGACAAGGCCTGACAGCACGACCCCACCCGATTTCACCCATTTGCCGAACTCAAGGTCGGCTCCAGATGTATCACCGGCGTTGACCAGCTTCAGGAGGGTGGAGTTCTCGAAGTTCCCCGATCCCTCGTTGAAAGTGAAGTCCACCAGAGCGTCGAAAGAGTGCTGGGGGAGGGGGGCGAGAACAAGCCGGTTGACGACTGATACCGCCCAGAGGATGTCCTTGGTCAGGGCAGTTTGACACTGCTCCAAAGTCCAAGTCAGTCCGGAGACCACCTCCGGCCCGGTGTGCCCATAACCGATTGTCCAGATCCCCCGAGGATCCTGATACGCGGACAGCCGACAACCCTCGAAGGATTCCGTGAGTTCCAGTCCGGTCTGGCTGTAGGTCATTTCGGGGGTCAAGAAGGATTCCATTTCTGGAAAAAATTTGGTGGAATTTTTTGGGACTTGCCCTGTCGTCCGGATCTGGAATTTCCTGATTCCATTTCTGGAAAATCAGTCCAGATCTGGAAAAGGAGAGGGGTTGCTAGGTGACTAGTCGGCTTCCGTGGCGCGCGAGGGGGTAAGGCCGGGGGCTGGTCGCGCGCGCGAGAGACTCCTTATTCTAAGTCTCTGAAAATAAACAAGATAGACAGTACTCATACATTGTGACGCGGGCAAGCCATAGCAGGTATCCTCAGACCCGGCTGATTTGACCGGCATCGGAGTCCGAAATCGACCACGCGTCTAAAGGCTAAAGGCGCATTTACGTCACACTACGCTTGTAGGATGCTGATAACATTAGATGCTATGCGAACGTACGTTCGCGTCTAGCCTATTTTGGCCGTGCGTCTGTGGCCGCATCTCCAACCATTGCAACAGTTAGCCTATTTTGGCTAAAATCT